TCACCAGTATGCAACGAACAGAGACGGCCTTACGGCGCTCGGCAATAAGGGCGGCTTCCATTGCAGCTCCATAAAAAAGGCCCGCCGAAGCGAGCCATGTTCGATTTGCGTTCAGGGTGACAGCGTTACGCGAATGAGCCACCTTTGCCGTATGAAGCCATCAGCCACAGTGACAGGGGAGCGCAATGACTGATCGACAAGACCTAGATTTGGAGCACTACAGCTACATCAATCAGCAGGCGATCTTCCGCACCGAGCAGATTGCCAAGTCCTTCGAGCTTTACATGAAGCTCTTCACCGCACTAGTTGCTGCGACGGGTGGTGTTGCTCTTGCTGAGGGGCATGTAACAGCTGAAACTAAGGCCTTCCTGTACCTCTTGATCGGGTGCTTGGCGGGCTTTCTTGGCTACACGTCGATCAAGATCATATCGGCCCACCACAAGCTCTGGTCAGGCTTTCGGAATGATCAAAGCACCTACGGCCCAACCAAAAATGGTGTTGCCGTCGTCCCGCCCGAGGATAAGAGCAAGGACATTAACACTCACTCATTTCAAGTTATGGCGGTTGGAGTATCAGCAGCATTGCTTGCTGCGGTCTGCTTTATTTTTGTGTTCTTGCAGTTAAGGCATTTGCTGCATTAGCGTCGCGCTCTACCCCTACTGATCAGCCCCGCTCCTCGATGCTGAATGAAAGCCAGATGTAGCCGTCCTCACGGATCGTGAAGGTGTCCTCCGCCACTTCTGGAAAGCCTTCGATCTTCGGATCAAGAACCTCAACCACATCGTTGTTTTGATGGTTGGTTCTGATCATGACCTCCAGCGGGATTGAAATGATCCCGCTACTGTTGGCCGTCGCATCTGCGTCCGCAGCATAGAGCCAACGCCGCCCAAGAGTGATGATGCTGAAGAACTGGCCTTCTCGTATGACATAGCCCGGCGTCATGCCCTTAAGAGTGAGCGTGGTGCCGAGCTGGGTGCTGCCATTGACCTGTGGCGAGCCAGGGTTGCCGATAGCGAAGCCCGGCTGCGGCATCTTCATCAGCACTGTGTCAGAAGCCGACATCAACTTCCGCCACGCCCGAGCATCGTTCGGCTCCATCGGAGGCATGTTGAAGTCGACGCTGTAGTGATCGCCCTTTCGTGCGTTCTTCTGACGGTTACCTCCGACAAGCGAGGTCACGTCATTGCTGAGCCGCATGACACCATAGGTGAATGGCGAGCGCGGCTCAGGGCTGGTCGGGAGGACATGCACCATTAGACAGACACCTTACGGTTTCCGACTTGTCTGTCGTTCATCGTCTGGAAGATTTCGCGCTTTGTGCCAGCGGCGGCGGCGGCGACCATGGGGGCCGCAATGCCAGTCGCCTCACGTTGGGCTGTTCCAACGACATAGGCATTCAGGCCCTCCCGGTCTGCTGTCACGCGCACTTCGAGCTTTTGGGCGATAGCCGTCTGTGCCTGATCGCGGGCCAATGCATCCTGCGCCGTGTATGAGCGGATTGCATTGGTGCTGTGGTCTGGGCCTTCGTCATCGTTTGCGGCACCTTTTGAACCGCCACCGCCGCCCAAGCCGCCAAGTCCCAGCCCAGCTAAAAGACCAAGCATGGCAGCGACTACAGGGAAGCCAAGCGGTCCAAGGATCTCAAACATCTTCGCGGCCCCAGCAGCAGCCGACGCGGTGCCCTTAACACCGCTCTGAGCAACCGATTGGCTCGTTTCGATCCAGCCCTGAGCAATGGATGCGATGGATGATGCCAGTTGGAACGCCCGATAAGCCTGCTCCACAATCATCAGAGCCTTGTAGCCATCGCTGCCCTCAGCGAAGTAGCCTCGTGCCGCTGACAGCATATCGCCGTATGCGCCAATCGTGGCGGAGGCCCTTTGCTGCTCAAGCAAAATTTCGCGCTCTGTTGTGAGAAGCCCGTTGCGTGCCCTTTCGGCCTTTTCTTCATCAATCTGCTTTAGGGTGGCGTTCAGCCCCGTCATCGAGGTTAGAATTCCGCCGATTGCCTTGCCCGCATCGCCAAAGGCATCGGCAAACCCGCTGGCTGCATCGCGCATGATGTCATCAGTCTGGCGAGCTAGATCGAGGGACAGGCGCAAGCTGTCGTTGTAGCGGTCCTGCTCAGTGCGAAGGTTTTCAGTGGCCCTTGCAAGGTCACCCGCCCGAGCGATTGCTTCGTCGTAGCCATCGTCGCCGACATTCACACCAATGGCTTTGAGGCGCTGAGCTTCAGCCAACTGAGCCAGCGCAACGGCACGCTCGGTGTTGGTCGCGCCGATCATGCGTCGCTCAAGTTCCAACATAGCAATGGCGTCATCCATCTGCTGAGTGTTGGTCGCTTCTGCCTTCATCTTCTCAACAAGCGCTGCCCCACTCCTTTCCACCTCGCGACGCAAGGCAACGGTTGGTGCGATCATCGCTTGTTGAGCGATTTCATACTCCTTCGCCTGAATGGCGTTCATACCCACCGTTGCGGCCTGCTCCTTCAAGCTGTCGATGTAGCGCTGGGTATCTCTTGCAAGCCTTTCGGCTTCGGAAGTTCCCCCTGAGCCTCCATTTCGTCCCCGTTCGGCCTCACCGGCCTCTCTACGAATGCGCTCTTCAGCTGCGTCTTTGATGCTGTCGCGCAAGTTCTGAATAGTCCGATCGACAAGACTGGATGCGTCCTTCATCCCCCCAGAAAATGCTTCAGCAAACTCCACGCCCGCCTCACGCGCAGCGCCAGCGTATGGGTTATTAAGCTCGGGCAGATCGACTTGCCCGAACTCTTTCAGGTTCATCGCTCCGGCAACGTTTCCGGTCGCAGCCATCAGCATTCTGATCTGCGGCAAGAACTGGTTGAACATCGCCCCAGCTCGATTGAGCATATTCTCAATGGCGCGAATGACCGCATTGGCCGCACTGATCGCGGCATCACCCAAGACGGCCGGCAGGTCTGTCCAGACGGCCTGAATACCCCTGAAGGTGCCCAGAAACACACCAGCGATGACCTTATTGGCCGTGACGACAGCGCTTGTTGCCCAGTCCATCGCAATCGAGAACCACTCACCGATTTTAGAAACGGCAGGGCCGATCAGGTTCCAGATAGAGTCACCGATCCATTTGAGCGTGCCGACAATGACATCGCCCATGGTGACGCCCTTGTTTTGGAGGTTCTCAAGCTGCTTTTCGGTCAGGCCCATACCGACGGTCAGATCGCCAAACTCTTTGTTCATCGAGCGGGCCGACAAGGCGGTCACACCGGCCAGCGCGCCAATGGCCAGACCGATTGCGGCAATGAACGGAAGCAGCGGAGCAACTGCTGTCCAGATCGCAACGCCCATGGCTCTCATGACGGCGCTTACGGTTGCCTCTGAACGAATAGCCGCAACCTGAAGGCCATCGAAAATCTGCGGGCCTTGCTGCAAAGCCACCATGAAGGGATTCATCCCCATGGCTAAGGTCACGCCCACGTCTGCCCCTTGTCGGGTCAGGTTCAGCATGTCGTGCGCCGTCAGCTTTATTCCGTCACTGACGTTCTTCAGCTGGTTTCGGTAAGCCAGCATGTGAGCATCAGCCTGCCCAATGACAGGAGGCATGGCCGCCATGTGCTGCCTGTAAGCCGTCATATGGGCATCGGCTTGCTGGGCAGCCGCGGCGGCTTGACGGAACTCAGACGCCATACCGCCCAGACTGCTCTGAACTACATTGGCGCTCGCACTGAACTGCATGTGTGCCGTCGAAGCCTGCTGGACCTCGGCGGTCAGTGCCTGGACGGCTGCTGCCTCTTGCACGACCTCGGATGTGACCAGATCGGACACAGCGGCCACGGCATGTTGCGCACGTTGCAGTTCGAGCAGTTCACGCACACTGGCATCAATGGAGGCCAGCACAGGATTGAGCGAAGCGCCCAGACCGCGAGCCGCCATGGCCAGCGCATCAGCGGCGCGCTCGGTGTCCATCGCCGACTTTTCGAGCTTGTTCAGTCGATTGTCGGCAAGTTCCGCTTCGACACTTTCGATGCGAAGGCCGAGGGTGGCGAGGTCGGTCATGGATCACCCCTTCTTCTTGCGTGCGGCTATGCCCCTGAGCATTCCGGCGACACCGCGTCCGTCTTTGGCACT